GTGATATCACGATCGCAAATGGCAATCAGGCCAATATCTCCCTCGACAGGAGGCATAATCACCGCGCTGGCACCACGCTGAAGCCTCCAGACCGGAACGCCGTGAATCACCGAGTTCGGAATGAGATCCCCGCCTCCTGTGAACCCCTCCACCATTGGCTTCACTGAGACGATTTCTCCGGATTCATTAACCGAAGTTACGATCGCCAGTGTGATGAATGATTTCCCCATCAGAAACTGATGCATCAGGAATTGCTGTGAGTTAGCATCAGTTGCTGTGTCCTGAGGCCTGGTAGTAAATAAATTCATTACTGCCTCACTGTAAGCTGTCCGATTGATGCCCAGACGATGGTTGCCCACGGAGCGCCTTCAGTCCAAGTTGAAAGATGGTGAATTGCCGACTGCACCGTATAAACCCCGCTACCGTTCGGTAGTGAGGTTTCTATCTGCACCTTGCGGCCTCGCAAAATCAGATCACTGTACTGGCACTGGAAGTTAATCCCGTAGTTACTGAATACCGGGTATCCAATTAAGCCGTGCTCTGGTGAAATGAGAGGTATTGTGTCGTCGATGCTTCCACCCTGCGGCCAGATGTAAATAGCACCCAACCTGAAATCAATCTCGATGCCCGCAGCGTGAGCGCATTGCTGAATCTGCGCTATCGGGTTTCCTTCAAAATAAGGATTCTCAAGCTTCGCCAGAACGCCATTGTTAACCACCGTATAGCCGATGCTTGCTGCTATTGTCGTAATGATTTCAGCAACGCTTGCAATGCCTTCCTTTGAGAAAGGTGGAGCAGTGATTGACTGGTCGAACCCGGTAGAAAAGGCGCTGATTATCAGTGGCGCATCAGGCATCTGGTTAAGGTCGGCAAAGCAGTTAGTGATAGAGCCGAAGAATACCGGCCTGTCATCTGCCCAAACCTTCATCATGTTCTGCTTGGCACCGTTTAACTGGATGCCCTTGTAGCTCAGCAGAGCCATATTTTCGATGCTCAGTCCAAAAACCCTTGCTTCCAGTGTGGTTCCTGATATCCCACCGTAAGCGCCTATCTCTATTTCCGCCTTGATGTTGTCGATGGTCAGAATGTTATTTCCTGACTCATCGAAAGCACCGTCTTTCAGCGTGAACTGAAATTTCAGCGTTCTCTTTTTATAGGTCATGCTGCCATCTCATCTGCTGTGGCATAGAACAGCTTGAATCGCGTCCCAAGCTCGTCATAAACAGGGTCAAGATTTCCTTTGGTATCAGCGAAGAAAAGCTCCCCCTTAAAGCCTAGATAGGGGTAGCGGACTATCTTGTTGCAGTTATGGCAAAGCACGCCTTGAGCTATCCACAAATTATCCAAACCAACGTCGATAAACAGCCCTGTAGAGCGCTGAACAATGCGCAGGGTGACTGACTGACCATCAAGGTTAACGCTGACTTCCTGAGCCTTGAGTGGCTTGAGAGAAATGTTCTGCATCAGGATAACCCCGCTACCAGTTCATCTACCGTTGATGCAAGGTTTTTAATGGCCGATGTTGCCGCCCCATTGATGGCGCTTGTCGCGCCTGAAGTTGCATTGCTAACGGCATTCGTTACGGACGTGGCTACTGTTGTAGCGGCACTGGATACTGACTCTTTCAGGCCAGTTAACGCACCTTTGACATCTTCAAGAGTTGAATTAGTGGCTGTTGAGTTTGCCTTCTCAGTAACGACGCTGGCTGCCTTGCTTGTGCCGTTTGATGTAGTGTTGCTATTGGCTGTAGTGCTTGTCAGGGTGACTTCAGCTTCCTGCAAAACAGCCTGGAAGATGGCTTCCACTGTCAGAAGTGTCACATCGCGATCTGATGTCCGGTAATTGTATCTAACAAGGTCATAGTCTTCGTATGTCGTGTCCGGTGTTTCAATGTCGTACACCTGCGCATCAGCAACCATCGCATCCAGCGCCGCCAGCATGTCTGAGCGACTCGTCAGCGTGAAGTTGGTCAGGTTTGGGATGCTCCCACTAAACCCCGTCCATCCTTCAAGCGTAAACAGCACCCGGATACTCGGCGGGCGTTTTACCTTGTTAAAGCTGCTGTAAGAACCCTGCTCAATTGGTGCCGACACCACTGAAGCATCTGCCCCATACTCAATCCCAAGAAAAGAGGAGGGAGACAATGCCCTTAAGCCTGATTTCAGGTAAATCCCATAACCAGGCGAAAGGGTACTGTTGATAATGGAAAAGATATTTCCGCTGTTTATCGCGCTGAGTAGCGTTGTTTCGTTCAGTGAAAAGGCCATATTATCCCTGCCCTGACATCGCTGGATTCACCAGGCGGTTTCTCTGAAGATTTCTCTGGATATCAGCACCAAGCGCATTGGCGTTGCCTGCCGATGTCTGCATGTCGATTTTGCCGATGTTGATGTTGGTCTGGCTTCCGGCAGAAGCTGGCATATTTCGGGAAGCGGATGAGCCTGCGCCCAACTGAATACCGCCCATGATGTCAGATGAGCTAATGTAGCCCTTACCGTTCTCATGGTCGACAATGCCTTTCATCAATCTGGCAATCGTTGCTGTGTCACCAGAATCCAACACTTCGTTAGCACCTTTTCCTGTCGCTTTGGTGAGCGCAGAAATGTAGGCGTCTACATTGTTATTGTCTGATGCAGGGGCATAGGTTTTGACGATGGAGGAAAGGGTGTTGATGCCGCGCTTGAAGTACAGTTGAAGTTGCTTATAGAGCGCTGCAATTCCATGCTGCATTGATTCGAACACCGCAAACCGACCGCCTTCGCCACCTTCCATTGTCGCGCCAGCCTGGCCGACATAGTTTAGGTTTCCCGGGTTGTTATTGCGGATGCCACGAGGTGCGGATTTGTAACCATCACCACGTGGAAGCTCAATGCCGGTTTTATCGAATATCCAGTCGTGAAGTTGCTTGCCCCACTCAGTGGTTGTGTCTGTTCCTGCGCTTCCATTCAGGAAATTGGTCACCGGGTTGTCTGTCAGCCATGAGTATTTCTTTTCAAGCTGCTCTGCGTACTTTTGGAGCTCAACCAGACCTGCAATCATGCTCACTCGACCAAGAGCTGTGAGAGCGCCTCTGACACCACCAATTGAACTGGTCATGCCTAACAGCCACTTCCCGCCAACGAACACCAGAAGAAGCTTGAGTGCGTTTTCCAGGCCGCCTACAGCATCAACAACCTTGTTAATTTCATCTGCTGTGTCGGAGAAGAATTTGCTTATCTCAGGTCCGTGAGCGCTAATCCATATACCGAACTTCTCAATCAGGGGAATGAGCTTCTCGATGTATGGAATCAGCGCCTCATAGAGCACCTGAGATGCCGCAGTAAAGTTCTGCTTCATCTCCTGCAGACGGCGGTTAAACTCCAGCGCCTTTCTGGTTGCTTCGTCAGTGGCTCGTGATATCTTCGCAAACCTATCTGCATCCTGAACCAGAGAACCGTTAGCAAGACCCTGCTGAGTGGCATTGTCAAAGCCAAACATCCCACCAAATCTGCGCTGAGCATCTTTGCTCAACTTGCCCCAGTTACTGGCAATCTTACGCATGATTTTTTCGGCGTTGTCATTCTGGTAATCGAAGTTAGCGCCTGTTGCACCGGCAAATGATGCCAGGGCACCGAAAAGCGGGTCGTCCTGGCCGCCACCGGTACGAATGTTTGTCAGCGTCTTCTGGAAGTTACCCAGCGTGCCTGCCATGCGTTCTGCAGTTGAACCGGCTGCTGCTGCTGCTCTCTCCCAACCATCAAGTGATTTAGCCGAGATATCCAGAGCGCGTGATTCAATCCCCAACCGCATCAGGTCTGATGTCATGTTGGTGATGAAGGTCTTAATGCCCTGCGCCGATAAGGTAACGCCTACCAGCGCAAGTAATTCTGTTCGGATTGAGCCAAAAAATGAGGCCGCCCTTTTACCTGCGGCCTCCATGTCTTTAGCTGTCTGGTCAGCATTCTTTCTGGTATCGTCCAGGCCTTTTTTTACTTCTGTCTGGCCTTTCTTGAATCCGGAAGAGTCAAGACCAAGAGTGACTACAAGTGAGTCAATAATCGTTGGCATCAATTATACCTGCTGATATTATGGAGATAATCACTGTTGATTAAAGAGGTTATCCAAATGGTTCCTACCAGCAGGAAAGTTGCCCTTCAGCATGGAGATAGGCATTACCATGGCAAACCATGTAAAAACTGCAGCAACACCCTTCGCTACTCATCAAACGGTGAGTGCGTAGAGTGCAAAAATGCCAGAAACAAAAAATCATCCCCATCCCGGTCCGATTACTTTCGTGAATGGCGAGAATCAAATAGAGATAGAGCTAACGAGTCGTCACGGAGGTTCAGGGATAAGCATCCAGAAAGAGTAAAAGATTCTCGCGACACCTGGAGGAGAAACAACACTCAAAGGATAACTGAATACACGAGGCTCTATTACATCGAAAATAGGGAATCAATCTTAGCTAAGCATCGTTTATCCAACAGTCTCAACAGGGGTTACAGAAATAACCAAAGAGCCATTTCCCGTGCAAATGATGGTGTTGAATTAGGTGGTCGCTTAGACAATAACAAATTGGAAATCCAGTCAATCTACAATGAGGCGTTTCTGTTATCCAAAATAACTGGGATAGATCACCATGTGGACCATATCATTCCCCTTTCAAGCAAGAAGTCAGCTGGGGTTCATGCGCCACATAACCTTCAGATAGTCACAGCTAAATACAACAAAAGAAAAGCATCAAAGATTGATGCTGAAGAATTCCCTGAGCAGAAACCATTTATTGCTAACTTATGAAACAAAACACCACTCATTGCTGAGTGGTGCTTCTGTTAATAACCATCTGGTTATAGTTATCTACCGTAATAACTTCAAGCCACCACCATAAATCCTCTACGCCAAGCGTTGTGCTCAGCTCTGTCAGCGAGCACTTACCCGAAGACATAACAGTCGCTATTGTTTTAGGTACGTTGGCATAGTCGGTCAGGCCAGCAATCTGCTGACCCATTACCGGAGGGATGTCTAACTGGCGGCGGCGGTCAAAAAATCGACATGCAGCTTAAAGACTTCACCGCGAAGTTTCAGGCGAGTCATAACTTCTTCAGTGTCATCATCAATCAGTGGTCGCTTGATGTTTTGATCTGCTGGGTTTGGTACTGCCTGAACGCACTTCATCAGCTCGTCCAGGAGAGGCCGTGCATCCTCTGGAGGGATTTTAGCCACCATTTCGAGGCCGACTTTCGCCATGCCTGCCATACCCATATCTGAAAAGTTATCCGGAAGATTAACGCCGTTTTTAGCCATTGCCAGTCCGGCACGAATTGCCCACCACTCAGCCTGAGTAGCTGACATTTCGCGAATGTAGAAAACCTTCCCATGGTCTCGGCCTTTATCTTCGACGGTGTAGAAAATCTCTTTGCGTGCCATGTTAGTCCTTATGCCTGATATGGTTCTGGCGTTACGTTTTCCCAGTTAATCTGGAATGTTCCTGCCTGGAGAACTCGCTGAGCATCAGGCATGCTCTTAGCTCGCTGAAGAACGCCATTTGTGAGCGTGTACTTTTTCCCTGTAGCCGGGAGGATAATCGTGGCGTTGCAGCGAAATACCGCTTTGGAAGTGACAGAGGTGAGAATCCATGTCTCGAATAGCGGCCAGCTAGGACTGTCTGGCATCAGCGTAATTGTCTGGAGATACTCACCAAACACGAAGCCAGCAGACAGCTTTCCATCAGCACCACGAACAGAAACCGCCATTTCAGTATCACCGAAGGCAAACATCGCGTCCGCTGCATACCCTTCCAGTGTCTGAGCACTGGGAAAGAGGTTGGTAACAGACAGCGCATAGGTTGAATCAGCGCTTGTAATCGTGTTGGACATTTATTGCACCTCAATGCTTGCGAGAGTGATTTTCTGTACGCAACCACCGTCGCAGTACCACAGGGTCATGCTCGGGCTTGTGCGCTCCTGGCGCTGTGTAGGAGTGGCGTCAGCGATATACAGGTAGTAACCCTTAGCAATCAGCGATGGAGAGATGTCAGCGCCTACGGCATTCTGAATCTCTGAAATCTGAGAGCTGGACAGTGTTACGCCAGTGCGGATGCCGCCAAAGGTGATGCCCTGATTCAGTGTATCGGAGAAGGACGCCTCGATGATTGCCTTGCCGCGTGCGTTGTATGGAATGCTGCGGTTGGACTGGAACAGCTCGATAGCATCCTGCATCAGGTTGGCGTTCAGCCAAATCTGGAAGCAGAAGGAGTCAAACCACTTGAAGTCACCGGTAATGGTGCCATCAGCCCAGTAGCGGGTATCGTAGTTATTCGCCGTGTACGCGCCGTAGAAGTTGTAGCCGTTGGCAATCAGCGAATCGTAATTTGCAGACGTGGTTACTTCTGGCAGCAGGCCGCCGAGTGAGCGGAATTTGAATGGTACGCGGCCTTCCTGACGGTCGAAGTCAAGAGATGCGGCATAACCAATAACGCTAGCTGCATGGGTCTGGTCACCGAACACCGGTACGACGTTGGAATAGTCGTATGTGCTGATGATTTTGTATGCCAGTGTGTC